CGGGCTCAGGGACGGGCTCAGGGACGGGCTCTGGGCCGGGCTCGGGGACGGGCTCAGGGCCGGGCTCTGGGCCGGGCTCAGGGACGGGCTCAGGGACGGGCTCAGGGCCGGGCTCAGGGCCGGGCTCAGGGCCGGGCTCTGGGACGGGCTCTGGGCCGGGCTCGGGGACGGGCTCGGGGCCGGGCTCAGGGACGGGCTCGGGGCCGGGCTCAGGGACGGGCTCAGGGACGGGCTCTGGGCCGGGCTCGGGGAATACTGGTTGGGCCAGTACGACGTGGGGTGGTTGGCGTACTACCTGTTCCCGGCGCAGCACCTCGGCATCCGGTACCAGGACCGCGACCGACGCCGGCTCGACCTCTGGGCGCAGCAGGCCCGGGTCTGCAGCTGGTGGTGGCCGTACGCCAACGTCAGCATCTGCTCCGAGCGGCCCGTGCGAGTCCGCGTCGAGCCGAACGGTCGACCGCGCCCGGCGCACTCGCTGATCCAGGAGCAGGTGATCCGCCTGCACTCCGCTGACGGCCCCGCTGTGGGTTTCGCGGACGGCTGGGGCATCGGCGCCTGGCACGGCGTCCGCGTGCCCAAGAAGGTGATCGAGCAGCCCGAAGCGCTCACCGCCAAAGAAGTGCTCGGCGAGGCGAACGCCGAGGTCCGCCGGGTGATGATCGAACGGCTGGGAGCCGACCGGCTGTTGACGTTGGCGCTGGAGGTAGGCGGTGCGGGCAGCGCGCGCACGGCGTCGGATCTCATCGTCCACCAGGACACCGACCAGCTGGGGGCGCGGCGTCGTCTGCTGCGGCTGCCGATCGACGACGACGAGCCGGTCGTGATGGTCGAAGTGCTCAACTCGACGGCCGAGCCCGACGGCAGCTTCCGGAGCTACATGCTCCGCGTCCCGCCGGCCATGCGCACGTGCCAGGAAGCGCTGGCCTGGACGTTCGATGTCGAGCCGGGCGCATACGCACCGGCGCGGGAGACCTGAGCGGCGATGAGCGGCTCGTCGCGCATCGAATGGACGGAGCGCACAGATGCCGGTGCTGGTGGCGTGATGCGCGCCGCCCTCGCTCGCCTTCGCACGATCTTCCGCACCCCGCTCCGCGACGAGGTCGAGCGCCTGCAGCGAGACCGCGAGCGCCTGGACGCGCTGGTGCTGGAGCTGCGCCGCGAGGTGGAGGGCCTGAAGCGCGACCGTCAGCCACGCCGGGCCAGCAAGCCTCACCCGGACCGCGGGCGCGTCCGGCGGGACGAGAAGTTCTTGGCGTGACCGCGCTCCTCATCGGCGCTGCCGCCTCCCTCGCCCTCTGCGGCGCGTTGTGGATGGGCATCGCCCTCTGCCGGGCGGCCGCGCGGTCTACGCGAAAGTGATCCTGGACTGTCGCATGACCAGGCCACCCCGCACCCACCCGCCGGCGCGCACGACTCTGGCGCCGCGCGACGGACGCAACCTCTGCAGGTGCTCGGGCTGCGAGCGGGCGCGAGAGGCGAAGGGGAGGCGGCGGTGAAGTTCGAGGACCAGCTACGCAAGCGCGTGAAGCGTTCCCGCGCGGGCTCGGCGACGATCCCGCGCGTCGTACTGCTTAACGACCACGAGGCCGGCCACCTCGCCGATCTCGTGGACGCCGTTCGTCGGCGACGCGCGCGCCACCCGAACGAACCGCGGGCGGCCAGGCTGGCGAAGTGCGTCTGCGACGCCTGCGAGGACGAGGACCGCGCGATGGCGGCGATCGATAAGGCCACCCGTGTCTGACCTCCCGCCCGAGTGCAGCTGCCCCCGCTGCGGACGCGCCGACTACCTCCCTCTTGGCGCCGGCTGGCGGCGTTGCTGGGGCTGCCGGGCACGCTGGGGACCGGAGGGGACGCCCGACCCGGGGGAGCCGGCGGATCTGGAGCGGGTGCGGGAGCTGGTGGGGCGATGAGGCGTCGGCCCCGTCCCTCCTGCGCGACCCCGGGCTGCACGAACGAGGCAGTTTACGCGACCGTGCTCCGCGCGCCGGGCGAGGTGCGCAAGCCGGTGCTGTGCGCTGGCTGCGCCTGGGGGATCGCGCGGTGGATCGGCGCCGTCTGGAAGGTGGCGAGGCTGGAGGCGGTGCCCCTGTGACGGCCGCCGCGGAGCCGTACGCCGAGTTCCTGGCGGCCAAGGCCGCGCTCGCGGCCGCGGCCGGCCTCGACGTCGACCCGGCCGACGTACACCCGATCCTGAAGCCGCACCAGCGCGACGCGGTCGTGTGGGCTGTGCACGGCGGCCGGCGTGCGATCTTCGCGGCGTTCGGACTGGGCAAGACGCTCATGCAGCTGGAGGCGGTGCGCCTCGTCCTGGCTAAGCTGAGCCGCGGCCGCGGGCTGATCGTGCTACCGCTCGGCGTCCGCCAGGAGTTCGTGCGTGACGCCCGCCTGCTCGACCTCGAGGTCACGTTCATCCGCCGCGCGACCGAGGCCGCGGCGGACGGCATCTACCTGACGAACTACGAGACGGTCCGGGACGGCAAGCTCGACCCGCGCGGGTTCGATGTGATCTCGCTCGACGAGGCGGCCATCCTACGCGGCTTCGGCGGCACCAAGACGTTTCGCGAGCTGGTGCGGCTCTACGAAGGGAGCGCGGCCTACCGCTTCGTGGCCACGGCGACCCCGTCGCCGAACGAATACATCGAGCTCCTGTCCTACGCCGCGTTCCTCGGCATCATGGATGTCGGCCAGGCCAAGACGCGCTTCTTCAAGCGCGACTCGACCCACGCGGACCGGCTGACGCTGCACCCGCACATGGAGGAGGAGTTCTGGCACTGGGTCGCCTCGTGGGCGCTCTTTCTCCAGCGGCCCTCCGACCTCGGCTACTCCGACGAGGGCTACGATCTGCCTCCGCTCGAGGTGCGCTGGCACGAGATCCCGTCCACCGCGGCCGCGTCGCCGGACGGTGGCCAGCACGGAGACGGCCAGGGCATCCTGTTCCGCGACGCGTCGCTCGGCGTGACCCAGGCGGCGCGCGAGAAGCGCGACAGCCTAGCGGCCCGTGTCGCGAAGATGCGGGGGATCGTCGCGGAGAGCCCCGCCGACCACTTCATCCTCTGGCACGACCTTGAAGCCGAGCGGCACGCGATCGCGGCCGCGCTGCCCGCGGCGACGCCGGTGTGGGGCTCCCAGGAGCTCGACGAGCGCGAGCAGCGGATCCTCGACTTCTCGGATGGCCGGATCAAGTACCTGGCCGCAAAGCCGGTCATCGCCGGCTCGGGCTGCAACTTCCAGCGCCACTGCCACCGAGCGATCTTCGTCGGCATCGGGTTCAAGTTCGCCGACTTCATCCAGGCCATCCACCGCATCCACCGCTTCCTGCAGGGCCGGCCGGTCCGCATCGATCTGATCTACACCGAGGGGGAGCGCGAGATCCGGGCGCAGCTCGAGCGGAAGTGGGCTCAGCACGAAGAGCTCGTCGCGCGGATGGGCGAGATCATCCGGGCGTACGGCCTGGCCAGCGAGGCACTCGCCGGCGGCCTGCGCCGGTCGATCGGCGTAGAGCGCCTCGAGGCCTCGGGCCCGGGCTACCAGCTGGTCAACGCGGACGCCGTGGAGGAGACGGCGGCGATGGCCAGCGACAGCGTCGACCTGATCGTCACCAGCATCCCGTTCAGCACACAGTACGAGTACACGCCCTCGTACAACGACTTCGGCCACACCGAGGACGGCGATCACTTCTGGCGGCAGATGGACTACCTCACGCCGGAACTGCTGCGCGTGCTCCGGCCCGGCCGGGTCGCAGCCATCCACGTCAAGGACCGCATCGCCCCCGGCGGCCTGACCGGGCTCGGCTTCCAGACCGTGCAGCCCTTCCACGCAGAGGCGATCTTCCACTACCAGCGCCACGGCTTCGCGTTCCTCGGCATGAAGACGATCGTCACCGACGTCGTGCGCGAGAACAACCAGACGTACCGGCTGGGCTGGACCGAGCAGTGCAAGGACGGCTCGCGCATGGGGGTCGGGATGCCCGAATACGTGCTCCTGTTCCGCCGGCCGCCGACCGACAGCAGCAACGGGTACGGGGATGTGCCGGTGGTCAAGAGCAAGGACGCCTACTCGCGCACCAGGTGGCAGATCGACGCTCACGGGTTCGCCCGATCCAACGGGAACCGGCCGATCGCACCAGAGGACCTAGTCGACCAGCCCCACGAGCGGATCTTCAAGCTGTTCAGGGACCACGGCCTGACGTGCGTGTACGACTTCGAGGAGCACGTGCGGCTCGGCGAGGCGATGGAGGCAAAGGGCCGGCTGCCGACCACCTTCATGCTCCTGCAGCCGCCCTCGTGGCACCCGGACGTCTGGACCGACATCGCGCGGATGCGAACGCTCAACATGCAGCAAGAGCGGAAGGGCCAGCAGTTCCACCTCTGCCCGCTCCAGTTCGACATCGTCGACCGGCTCATCACGCAGTTCTCGATGCCCGGCGAGACGATCTACGATCCGTTCGCGGGCCTGATGACGGTGCCGTACTGCGCGGTGAAGCTAGACAGGTGCGGCGTCGGCGTCGGGCTGAGTCCGACGTACTTCCGCGATGGCGCCGCCTACGTCGAGGCGGCATCGCGACAGGCCTCAGTCCCGACGCTGTTCGACCTCCTGGAGAGCCTCGATGCTGGGGATGACGCCTGAGTCAGTCGGCCTCGGGCCCGGACACCCGGCGGAAGCCTGGGAAGTCACGCGGCCAGACGGTCGTGGCGACCGGCAACTGAGGCGCTGGCGGCCGATCACGGTTGCGGCGACCATCCCACCGGGCGGCCGTTCGGTCTGGGGTGTGGTGTCGATGGTGGCATCGGAAGCACAGCCACTCGACATCCAGCGGCCGGTCGTAGTCGGCATGGTGCGCGAAGGTCTTCCCTGCAGAACCGCAGCGCGCGCACTCTCCGGCGCGAACGAGCAGGCCATGGCGAATGGCCTGAGTGACCGTCACCCGGGCGGCAGTCTTCTGCTCCTCTGTCCAGCGATCAGTCATCGACCGGCCGCGGCCGGCGCTTCCGCCGCACCTCGTCCGGGTCCAGGTAGGTCTTCTTCCCCCCGCCCGGCATCCGATGCTTCGTCAGCTTCAGCTCGCGGACCAGCCGGTACATGGTCCGGCGCGAGAGCCCGAGCATCTCGGCCACCTCGTCGAGCGGCCTCGGTGTCGCCATTGGGTCGGAGTGTAGTTGTACGGCGACGTCCATCACGCGGGCATCGTAGCACCACCGGGCCTACAGTGGGCCATTATTTGCTTGACATCGGGACACTATCGTGCCACGATATGGCCATAGAGAAGGCCACCCGGAACCTTCTTGGCGGACGGACCGGGTGGCCGAACCCCAGCGAAGGAGTCTGCGATGAGTATCGCGTACGCGAAGTCGGCGTCGCCGACGGACATGCAGGACGGCCGCCGCCGGGCCTGGCGGACGGGCCCGAGCAGCTTCGAGGTTATCAGCCGGGACGCGGAGACCCGGTACCAGGTCGAGATTGTGGGCGGGATGCCGATCTGCACCTGCACCGCCGCGCAGTACCGGCGCCCGTGCTGGCACGCCAGCCTGGTGCTCGCCCGGCTGGAGCGAGAGGCCGGTGGCCGGCAGGAGTCCGAGGCCCGGCCCGAGCCGTCGATCGACGAGCTCTTTTGGGGCCTGTGATGTCTGCGCAGCACGCACCCCACGAGGAGGTCGACTTCGACGGCATCCGCGCGCTCTACCGCCAGACCTGCTCCTGTGGCTGGGTCGGCGACTGGCGCTCGATGCCGGACTTCGCCGCCGCCGACCACCGCAAGCACGTGCGCGCCGCCGCCGCCGTGGTCGGCGAGGGCAACCAGCGCGAGGCGATGGCCTCGGAGGAGGACTGATGGCCGCCGGAGTCCCCCGCCACACCGTCCCCGCCCGGCAGCCGCAGCGCCGCCTGCTGACCGTGGCCGAGCTGGAGGCTTTGCGTTGCGCTGCCCGCTCCGGGTTCGGTGCCGACGCCACCGAGACGCTGCGCCTGCTCGACCATGTGGACATCCAGCACGAGGTAGTGCTGTCGATGGCCAAGCGCGCGGGCGACTCGCACGACGAGCGCGTGCGCGACGGCGCGCAGCAGGCCCTCGACACCGTGGCCGAGGACCCGCCCGTACGAGTCCGGATCGAGTTCGAGCTGCCGCCGGCCGCGCTGATCGACGCCAGCTTCGAGCGCTTCTCGGACGTGCTCAGCCGGTGGGACGTCCAGATGGTCGCGAACCTCACGGACACCGGCACGGTCACGGTCCGCTACCGCTCGGACGTCCGGACGTGGGAAGTGCAGGCGTGAAGCGCAACCGCTGCGACTCGTGCAAGAAGGGCGACCACTGCGAGGCGTGCACCTGCTGCTCGCCGAACGGGGATGAGGACTGAAGCCGTGCCGATCGAAGGTCTGACTGGGGCCGTGCGCGCGCTGCGCACGGCCAAGTTCAAGCTCGGCTACGTTCAGGTCGGGAAGCGGTTCCCGCACGACACGGACGTCTTCGTGGGCAAGCTCGCCGACGGCGTCACGCCGGAGATGGCGGCGGCATACGGGGCCCGGCCGATCCCCGACGCGAAGGAGGAGGGCGTGCTGGGCTTCGGCGACCGGCTGCGCGGGATGCTGGCCTGGGAGTACGACACCATCGGCCCCGACGATCGCGAGGTCGTGCTGGAGCTGCTGAACAGATCGTGGGCGGCGTCGCGCATCCGCTGCTCGGGCACGGGCGGCGGCGAGGACGCGCTGGAGGGGACCGCCTGGGTGCGCGAGCCGCGCTACCGCGACCGGCTCCAGCGGGCCGGCCTGCTGCTCGGCGAGCGCAAGGGCGGCTGGGAGGCCATCTGCCGCGGTCCCGAGTGCCCGCTCTGGCACACCGCGGCCACCGACCAGGACAAGCTGCCCGGCTGCCACCGGGAGATGCGGCTGCGCTTCATCTTGCTGCACCCGGCGCCGTACGACCGAACGCGCTCGCTCGACGACCAGCACCCGGACTACATGCGGCAGCTCGGCTGGATCGAGATCGCGACCGGGTCCTGGAACGGCGCGGTCGACGTGCAGTCGGGCCTGAAGATCATCCGGGCGCTGACCGGCGGCCGGACCGCGCTGATCCCGTTCAGTCTGCGCCGTGTGGCCCGGTCGGTGACCACGCCCGAGGGACGCGTGCAGAAGCACACGCTCCTCGTCGACCACGACGCCGACGAGGTCCTGATCTTCGCCGGCGGCCGCCCCGCGCGCGCCCTGCTGCGGCCCGCGATCCGGCGCCAGCTCGCGGAGCTCGACGCGGCCGAGAGCGGCACGCTGGGCCTGCCGCCGGCGCAGTACGCCGACGTCGAGGACATCCAGCCCCAGCCCGAGAGCCGGCGCCTGACTGCGGGCCGCGCACCGCTGGCGGACCCGGCCGCGCACGACCGCGACGACGCGCTGGCAGCGGCGGCGAGTTCGCCGGACACGAACACGGCCGATAATATCGCCCCCCCCGACACCCCCACCGTCCGCCTGCTGGAGCGTGACGAGCTGGACGAGCTCAAGGTGCTCTGCGGGGGCACGCCCGGCCAGCGGGAGACGCTGGGCCGGTACCGCGAGATGCTGGAGGCGTCGTACCTCGCGCTAGGGGTGCCGGCCGACGAGCGCGGCTACGTGAACCCCGCGTGCACCGAGCCCTGGACACCGTACGCGGTCAAGGCCGGGCAGCCGACCCCGTCCGCCTGGGCGACCACGAAGCACCGCGACTGGATCGCCGAGAGGCTGGCCGAGGGCGCCACAGAGGGTGAGAGGTGAGCCGCATCGACGAGATCAAGGCGCGGCTGGCGGCGGCGACGCCGGGGCCGTGGCGCTGGCGTGGCAACACGGCCGCGAAGCAGATCGACCTGCAGACGGTGGACCGCGGCGGCATCTACGTCATGTCGTTCCGGCGCTGGGGCTTGCAGAGCGCGATGCCCTACTTCCAGTCCGTTCCGGCCGGGCTCATCGAGCCCGCGATGACGTTCGCCGTCCGGCCCCAGCCGCACAACGCCTGGTTCATCGACGGCTTCGATCACCCGGATGCGAAGCTCATTGAGCACGCCCCGGCCGACATCGAGTTCCTACTGCGCGAGATCGAGCGGCTGACGCAGGTGACCGCTGACTACGATCGGATCAACCGGGATCTCCACCGCGAACTGGAGGGCTGTGGGGAGTCCGAGCCGTGAACGTCCTCCCTTCCAAGCCCGAGGTCCGCCGCAGCCTCGCCGAGGGTCTGCTGGTCTGCCCCCAGTTCCGCCGCGAGGGCGGCGAGGCTCTGGCCTTCGGGCAGGCCGTGCACACCTTCATCGCCACGTACTGGCGGCACCTCCAGGCGGTCGGACGCGACTCGGACCTGACCGCCGTATCCACCCTCGCGGCCGCCGCCTGGGCCATGACGCTCGGGCTGAAGCAGTCGCGCTTCGACGAGTTCGCGGCGCTGTGCCAGCGGTTCGCGGATGCGCACCTCGGCGACCTGGCCGACGTGGTCGCGATCGAGGAGACGCTGGTGCATGACGCCGGGTTCGCGCTGCTCAACTGCACGCCGGACCGCATCGACCGCCTGGCCCCGGCCGATCCCGACGAGGACCCGACCTGGCTCCTGATCCGCGACTACAAGACCGAGCAGGGCGAGATGGAGCACGAGTTCCAGATCCGCTGGTACGCCCAGCAGGCCCTACTCCACTGGCCCAGCGTCGGGCGCATCGACTTCGAGATCGACCTGATCCGGTCGCGGTCCGGGCCCTTCGAGCGGGTGACGTTCGAGCGCGGCGAACTCGACGCCTGGTGGGCGACCACGCTGGACGCGCTGCGCCGGCGGCTGGCCGCCCCCAACGCGCCCGCGGTCGGCGGCCCGGCATGCGAGGGCTGCGCGCTGCGGTACCGGTGCGCCGAGGCGATCGTGCCCGTGTTCCTGGAGCCGACGGACGACGCGGGGGCCGACGTCCTGCTCGCGGAGTGGCACCGGCTCGACGAGGCTGCCAAGGCCCGCTGGCAGGCGCTGGAACTGTACTACGGCGACAAGCCCTGGCGGGTCGTGAACGGCGAGGAGATCGGCTACCTCGAGACCCGAGATCCCTCGTTCGAGCTGCTCGTCGGCGCGGCGCAGATGGCGCTGTTCGGCCACCTGAGCGGTATGGACCCGTGGGCGTACGTCCGGGCGGCGGCACCCACCAACCGCGGCCTGCGCGATCGGCTCGTTGAGCTGGGGCTGGCGCAGTACCGCACGAAGCCGGGCGAGTTCAAGACGCGCAAGGCAGAACCGGAGCGGCGCCGGAAGCGGCGCGAGGAGGCGAGCTGACGTGACGACCGCGGGTGGCGAAACTGGCAGCCGCAGGCCCGTTAAACCGGCCGGCTCACAGCGTCCGGGTTCGAGTCCCGGCCCGCGGACCAATCCTCGCGGGTCGGTGTACGAGGGCGAACTCGCTGCGTCGGCCCCGGGGGGCAAGGGCGAGTGAACATCGGGACCCGAAGCGTCCTGTTCGGCGCTCACCAGTTCGCGCTGCACCCGTGGTTCGTCGCTGCGGCGTGGTGGCGGCTCTACGGCTTCCCGTGTGACCCGCGTCTGTGGGTCGCATTCGCCATCCACGACCTCGGGTACCTCGGCAAGCCGAACATGGACGGCGCCGAGGGCGAGCGGCATCCGGAGTGGGCCGCTCGTGTCATGGGCCGTCTGTTCGGGCGCGGTTGGCACGACTTCTGCCTGCTGCACTCGCGCTTCTACGCGAAGGCGTTGGACCGGCCGTTCTCGCGGCTGTGTGTCGCTGACAAGCTGGCCATCGCCCTGACGCCGTCGTGGCTTTACGTCCCGATGGTGCGGCTCACGGGCGAGATCAACGAGTACCGGCAGGGCCTGCGCGGCCGGACCAAGGCCCGAGTCGCGTCGAAGGGCTGGAGCCACGACGACGCGGAGAGCGACTGGTCGTGGCATCGCCGCGTTCAGGACTACTGCCGCGCGTGGGCGTTCGAGCACCGTGACGGCCGCGCCGACATGTGGACCGGGACGGCTGCCTCTGTCCCGCCCGAAGAGGGACAGGAGGAGAGGCGGAAGGATGACTGAGCCCATGTGTCCGATCTGCCACAAGCGCGGCGGCCACGAGCCCTGGTGCCCCTACAACACGAGCTCGGCCGGGGCGACCTCAGCCTGACTATCGGAAGCTCAGTCAGGCTGATACCATGCGGTGATGCGGGCGTGCAGGTGCCCCACAACGAACGAAGCCGACGGGTGCAGGCCCGTCGGCTGACTGGAGAACCGAAGTGACCGGCACTCGCAGGAACCATCGTAGCAGTCCGGACCGGCCGTAGCCATGGCCCCGCGCATCCGGTCGATCAAGCCGGAGATCTGGAACAGCCGCGATTTCATCGCTCTCTCGCCCATCGGGCAGCTCGCATTCATCGCGCTCATCAGCCTCGCGGACGACGAGGGCCGGCTGGAGTGCGACGCCGCTCACCTGCGTGCGACGTGCCTACGGGAAGCACGCGTGAGCACTTTGAGAGCACAGCTAGCGCGCGCCGAAGCACACGGAATGCTCACGCAGTACACGGTGGCGCAAAAGCCGTATATCCAGATCACCAACTGGGGTAGCCACCAGCGCGTCGACAAGCCCAAGCCGAGTTCGCTGCCGGCCCCTCCGTCGCGAATCGTCGCGAATGATCGCGACGCGTTCCCGACATCTCGCGACGCGTCGCGCCCTCGCGCGCGCCCGCGGATCGGATCGGATCGGATCGGAGAGGAAGGGATCACCCCCCCAGTAGCCCCCCCTATCGGCAGCGGCCCGGCCGGGCGAGCTGCTGAGGTTCTGCCGAACCGGACGGAGGACCCGGACGTCTCGGCCTATGCCGCCCGGTGGATGCAGCACGCGGCCAGGGCGCCGTCGCCGGACGACATCGCCTTCCTGCGCCGCATCCCGTACGAGTGCGACCGGCTCAGCCGGGAGACCGTCCTGGCCGCGCTCGACGACGTCGCCGAGAAGCACGTCGGCCGAGGCAAGCCGATGCCGCGAGCGACCTACCTCGCCGGCAAGCTGGCCGACCTCCAAGCGGCGGCGGTCGACGCCGGCCACATCACCCGGCGTCGGTCGACGAACGGGACGTTCAGTCGGCCGGCCGACGCGCTGGCCGCGGTGCCGCTCGCCCGCCCCGCTAGCCGGGATCCCGACGACGATGACGGCTGAGCCGTCCCCTGCGCGCTTCCGCACCGGTAAGCGCGGCCGGGTCCACGAGGTGATCCCCGGCATGCTCATGACCGCACGCTGCGGCGTACTCATCGACCGCGGATGGCCGACCGATGAGCCCGTGGACTGCCGGACATGCCTGGGCGATCGGGTCTGGCGCGGCCAGCACTCGATCCGCCCGGCCGTCCGCCGGCTGCACCCCACGCTGCCGCTGGCCCTGGACCTCCGCCGATCCGACCGCGCGCTGACCGAGCTCGAGGAGCTGAACGAGGCGGCGCACAACGCCTGGCGCGATGTCAACGGCTACCCGCGCGGCGGGTGCAGCAGGTCCACGCCGAAGCCGCCCGAGGCTGTGTTCGGCCCACCGCCCGACGTCGTGGCAGGCCTGATCGCCGAGCTGGAGATGCGCTACGAGCAGCGCCTGCGACGCGGGGCCTGCCGGACCACCGTCACCGCCCACGAGGAGCTGCTGCGGCTCCAGGGCTACCTGCTGCCGAACGCCGACCGGGAAGCGTCGTGACTCTCAGCCTCGCTGATCCCACCTCAGCCCGGCTGGCGCATACTGTGCGGCAGTGATCGAGGGCAACCCGGTCCCGCCCGTCGCCCAGCCTCGGCACTTGTCCATGCGCGAGTTCGTGGAGAGCGGCCTGCTGCAGGAGGTCAACCGGCAGTTCTTCCACCCGCTCGGCCTGGCGCTCGCCGTCGAGTCCGAGGAAGGGGTGCCGGCCCGGCTGGCCTACATTCACGACGGCCGCGACGACCCCGAGGGGTTCGTGTTCGAGCAGCTGACGCCCGCCGACACGGCGCGTGCCCGGGCCCTCGCTGATGAGCGGGTTCGTCGCTGCACGGTGCGCCGCGAGCGCCTGGGCTTCGGAGTCCAGCCACTGCCATGATCGCCACAGCCCGGGTCACGGTCGTCGAGCCCATTCCCGAGGGGAAGCTGGTGATCCTGTACAGCGTCGACCGCACCTCGGCCCGGCCGCGCTCGCGCCGCAACCCCCGCCACCCACGCGGCGACGCCTTTGCCACGTGGGAGCCGGCCTGGCCCTGGCAGGTAGAACCCGAGCTCGCCCTGCTACTGGCATTCGTGGACATCGTCGAGGCCCACTCCGGCGACCCGGCCACCATGGAGGCTCTGTACGCCTCGGCCCTGCGCCGGCTCGAGGCCCGCGAGCAGGGTCTGCTCACCGCGGCCGATCGGCGCCGCGACGGCCAGCCGGTCTACGCGATGACCGACGAGGTGCGGGCGCTGTTCGGCCGGCCGGACCCGATCCGGGCGCTGATCGGCGGCTCCGAGGACGAGCACTGGAAGCCCGGCCTGGCGATGCTGACGCCGAGCGAGCGCGAGGCCCTGTGGCTGCACCTGCACGGGCTGAGCCGGGCGGCGATCGCACTGGCGATGGCGCCGGCGCGCACCAAGCGCTTCGGCCGCGAGGGCGCGCTGCCGCTGGCGACGGTGAGCAAGTACCTCTGGCGGGCCCGGGTGAAGCTGCGGACCAACGTGTTCGCGCTGCCGGTCGAGTCCGAGGAGGCGTACCTCGTCGCGCTCGACGCCGAGGAGGAGCGAGCTGAGCGCGAGCGGCGCGCCGTGGACCCGGCGGCGGCGGCGGCGCTGGACATCGAGCGGACCCGCCGGCTGCACGCCTGGCCGGCTCGCTGGGAGGAGCTGGAGCCGGTGGCCGAGGACGCGGAGCCGTGGCTGGACGACGTCGACCACGACCCCCGCGAGACGCCGTGACTTGTCCGTGCTACGATCGCGCCGGGCGGTTTGTCCATCGCCGCGCAGTGGTCCGATCTATGCGCGCAGCTCCGCGGCCCGGTCGCTGCTACCTCCCCGCAGGCGGCCCGGCGCGTCCGGGTACCAGCCGTCAGCCGGAGGCCCGAAGGGAAACCCAGGGGCACCGGGCCGCGCTCTCCACCCGAGTGTAGCTACAGCACATGAGTGACAGTCAAGTGGTCCAAACCGGTCCAACGGTGAGCGATCCGCTACCGGCGGTCCGGAATCCCGAACTTGACACTGACAGCAGACGATACGCCAAAACTGACAGCGGAAGTGTAGGGATGTCTCGGAGGAAGCGGGCAGCAACATGACCGCCATCCGCGTCGTATGCCGAGGCTGCGGCCAGGAGGTTAACTCGGCCGAGGTCGACCGCGAGGTGCGCTGCACGCTGTGCGTTGCCCGGACCGCGGTCGGCCAGCTCGTGAGGCAGTACGAGCGGCTGTGGGCGAAGCGGACCCGGTACCGCCGGGCCGGAGCGCCGCACGTGCAGCTCGAGCGGCAGATCGGCCGGCTGGCGGTCAGGATCGGCGAACGCCTGCACCAGCGCATCGGGAACCCGCAGCGGGCCGGGGAGGTGCTGAACGCGCTTCTGTCGGAGGCCCGGCAGCGGGCCGACTCGTCGGGCGGGAAGATCTTGGTGCCGAGGCTGGGCCAGGAGCTCGCGGGGGAAGGGGCGCGAGCATGAGGCGACTGGCGACGACCCTCGCACTAGCTGCGGCGATGTTCCTGGGCGCCGGGATCGCCTACGCCTCGATCCCAGACTCCAGCGGCACCATCGACGGCTGCTACGACACGTGATCGCCTGGCTCGTCACCGTGTTCTGGCCCGCCGTGTGGGGCAACCTGGCGGCGTCGGTGCTGTGGGTGCCGGTGACGCTGCTGGGCAACCACCTCGTGGTCCGCTGGCACACGCGGCGGCTCCATGCCCGGCTCGACCGACACGGCGTGGCGCGGTGACCGGTGCACTCTGCTCGGGCCGCCGGACCGATGGTTCACCGTGCCGCAACCGGCCGATCAAGGGCGGCACGGTGTGCTGGAAGCATGGCGGCAACGCGCCCCAGGTCCGCGCAGCGGCCGATCGCAGGCTGGCCGACCAGGAGGCCCGCGCCGCGGTGGTGACGTACGGCCTGCCGCGCGACGTCGACCCGGCGGACGCGCTGCTAGAAGAGGTCTGCCGCACCGCCGGCCACGTGGCCTGGCTCGAGCAGCAGGTGCGTGCCCTGTCGCCCGAGGAGCTGGTCTGGGGCGTCGCCGAGGTCGCCGAGAAGCACGCGACCGAGTTCGAGGGCACGGACACGACCCGGAAGGCCGCGCCGAACGTGTGGGTCCTGCTCTACCGCGAGGAGCGCAAGCACCTTGTGGACGTCTGCGCCACCGCGCTCAAGGTGGGCATCGAGGAGCGCCGGGTGCGGCTCGCCGAGAGCCAGGGCGCGATCATCGCGGACGTGATCCGCAAGGTGCTGGAGGACCCCGAGCTCGGCCTGGACCAGAAGCAGCGGGAGGTCGGCCGTGGCGTTGCCTCTCGACACCTCCGGGTCGTCAGCGCGGCCTGACCCGTTCCGGCACGCCGCCGACATCCTCGACGACCGGCTGAGCCCGTACGCCGCCGACCCTGTCCTGTGGGTCCGCCACCGCCTGGACGGTCACCTCTGGTCACGTCAGCGGGTCGGCATCGAGTCGGTCCGCGATCACCGCCGCACGGCGATCCACTCCTGCCACCTGGCCGGCAAGTCGTACCTTGCGGCCGCCTGCGCCTGCTGGTGGCTGGACGTTCACCCGCCCGGCCAGGCCCGTGTGGTCACCTCGGCGCCGACGGCTGACCAGGTCAAGGGCATTCTGTGGCAGGAGATCCGCCGCATGCACGGCCGCGGCCACCTGGCGGGGAGGGTGACGCAGACCGAGTGGTGGATCGGCGGCGACCAGGTGGCGATCGGCCGCAAACCCAACGAGTACAACCCGACGGCCTTCCAGGGCTGGCACGAGCGCTACATGCTGGTGATCCTGGACGAGGCGTGCGGGATGCCGCACTCGCTCTGGACGGCGGCGCACTCGCTGGCCGGCAACGAGGACAGCCGGGTCCTGGCGATCGGCAACCCCGACGACCCCGGCTCGCACTTCGCCACGGTCTGCGCGGTCGGCACGGACTGGAACGTCATCGGCATCGACGCCTTCGACACGCCCAACTTCACGGGCGAGCTCGTGCCCCAGGAACTGCGCGTCCACCTGGTGGGCCAGGTCTACGAGCAGGAGATGCGGGACGAGTACGGCGAGGACTCCCCGATGTACACCTCGAAGGTGCGGGGCCAGTTCCCCGACGAGAGCGACGACGGGGTAGTGCCGCTCTCCTGGGCTCGCCGGTGCCAGCGCAGCCAGCACGAGCCCGGCGAACTGGTCGAGCTTGGCCTGGACGTCGGTGCCGGCGGTGACCGCACCGTCATCCGCGAGCGCCGCGGCGCGGTGGCCGGGCGGGTGTGGCGCGACCAGACGCCCGACCCGATGCGCGTGGTGGGCCTGACGGTCAAGGCGATCAACGAGACGGGTGCCACGCGGGTCAAGGTCGACGTGGTGGGCATCGGTTGGGGCGTGGCCGGGCGGCTGCGCGAGCTCGGACCGAAGGGCGAGCATGAGCACCGCGCCGAGATCATCCCGGTCAACGTCGGCGAGGCCGCCGACAACCCGAAGAAGTTCCCGCGTCTGCGCTCGCAGATCTGGTGGGAGGTGGGCCGCGAGCTGTCTCGGTCGGGCGGCTGGGACCTGACCGGCGTGGACGACAAGGTGATCGCTCAGCTCATCGCGCCGAAGTACACGATCGACAGCGCCGGCAGGACGGTCGTCGAGCCCAAGGAAGAGACCAAGAAGCGCATCGGCCGGTCGCCGGACGACGCCGACGCGCTGCTGCTGGCCTTCTACGCGGGCCGGACGAACAAGGCGCTCGACTACGCCCGCGAGGAGGCCGCGCGGCTGAAGCGGAGGGCGTCATGACCTGTTCCGTCCCCGGCTGCCCGCACCCGCCCGCGTACCGCGAGGAGGTCCAGGCCACGCGCACGGACAACCTGCGCCACCTGGAGGAGCCGCGCACGAAGGCGCTGACCGACCTCTGCCCCACCCACCGTGCGGAGTTCGAGAAGCTGGGCTGGCTGGCGCCACGCGAAGAGGACGGCGGTGACTGACGTCCCGCCCTGCGGCGTCTGCGGCCTGCAGCACCCGCATCTGACGACGTGCCCGTTCATCCGGTCCGAGGAGATCCGCGAGGAATGGGCGCCGACCGGCCGCACGCGCCGCCTGGTGACCCGCACGGTCCGCCGAGAGTTCTACGCCCGCCCGCACCTGTTCGACGCGATCGTGGCCGCCCAGGAGGAGCCGGATGCCGAAGACGAAGGTGGTCAAGCTCCCGAGGCGGAAGCCGCGCAGCCGTGAGCAGCAGCGCCTGCACCTGTCGGCCGCGCTGGGCTCGCTGGTGACGCTCGCCGAAGCCGCCGCTGAGCTGCACGTCGCGGCGTCGCGGGTGGCCTGCGCGATGTCCGAGGTGCTGGACGAGATGGGCGCGTTCGAGGAGGCGAGGCCGGGGCGTGGATAGAACAGCCGCCCTCGCCGCTCAGTACCGCCGGGCCATGGCGTCGATGCCGACGCCGCGCCAGGCTGCCGGCGGCGCCCGCGACTTGAGCGCGATGGCCCAGCGCCTGAGCGAGCAGGGCTGGCCGCAGACGACCGCCGACGCGATGGTGATGCAGCGCCAGCCCGACCAGTTCATGGGCTCGTTCGGTCCCTCCGTGCCCGCCCAGCCGACGCCGATGGACGTGCTTCGCGGCGGGATGCTGTTGCCGCGCCGGAGCCAGTACCCGGTCGGCTACAACCTGCCGTCCGGGCCCGGCTCGTACAAGCTGATCGACTTTGGCACCCTGCGGTCCCTGGCTCGTATCCACGACGTCTCCCGCCGCTGCATCGAGGTGCGCAAGCAGGAGATCGCCACGATGGACTGGGAGGTCACGTTCAAGGACCCCGACCAGGCCAAGGCTCAGAAGCAGCAGGCGCGGGCCCGGAGCCGGGCGGCGGCGAACGGGCGGACGATCGCGACCCAAGAGCTGAGCGCGGACGACCAGGCGATCAAAGAGCTGACCGCGTTCTGGGATGCCCCAGACCCCATCCGGCAGTTCGGCTTCGACGACTGGCTGAAGCTGCTCGTCGAGAACATCCTGGTCATCGACGCGCCGACGATCTTTCCGCACCCGACCTGGCAGCCGGGCCGGGGCCGCCTGGGCTCGGACCTGTACGCGCTGGAGATCCTGGCCGGCGACACGATCAAGCCGCTGATCGACGTCCGCGGCGCGCCGCCGCAGCCGCCCAACCCGGCCTACCAGCAGTTCTTGTGGGGCATCCCTCGCGTCGAGCTCCAGCAGGAGCTGCTCGACGCGACCACGCGGCCGGTGTCAGCCCTGCCCGCCGACGGCGTCACGACCTGGAGCGTGCCCAACGACCAGGCCGACCTGTACCAGAACCCGCAGCTGTACTACCCGGTCTACAACCCCCAGGACGACTCGCTCTACGGCTTCCCGAACATCGAGCAGATCATCCTGACGGTCAACCTGGCCCTGAAGCGCCAGCAGTGGTGGACGGGGTACTTCACCGACGGCACGATCCCGGCCGGGCTCCTGCACCTCCCCGAGGACTGGAACCCCAGCGACATCCGCGAGTACGAGGAGACCTGGAACGCGCTGCTCTCAACCGAGCAGGCGTGGAAGCACCGGGTCAAGGCGATCCCCGGGTCGACGGGCTTCTCGCAGTTGAAGCCCATGATCGGGACCGACGCCGGGATCACGGCGTTCGACGAGTGGCTGGCCCGGCTCACCTGCCTCGGCCTGGACGTGACGCCGGACGAGATCGGGCTCCAGCCGCGCTCGGGCCTCGGCGGCGGCGGGTACTCGGCGGCGCAGGAGAACGTCACCTACCGGAAGTCGCTGAAGCCTGTCACGAACTGGGTCGAGAAGCTGGCCCGGCGCATCAACGAGCGCCACTTCCGCCGTCCGGACCTCGTCACGATCTTCATGTACGAGGAGGCCGAGGACGCCCTCAAGCACGCGCAGGAGGACGAGATCCTGGTCCGCTCCGGCATCAAGACGCAGATCGAGTGCCGGCAGGACCGCGGGCTCGACCCGTACGAGAAGGGCATGGGCTCCAAGCCGATGCTGATCCTCCGCAACGGCGCCCTGCTGCTCAGTGACGTGGACGCCATGAGCACGTCGATGGTCGAGCCCGCCGCGCCTGGCGTCCCGCTCCAGCCACCGCAGCCGGCCATGCCCGGCCAACCAGCACCGCCTGCGGGCCACGCTCAGCCGCGCGGCCCGGGAACCAGCCAGGCTGATGCCGGAGCCGCCGCCGGCCCGCCGGCGCCAGGACGGGCGTCTCAGACGGCCAAGACGCTCGGGCTGTGGCAGGCGCAGGCGCTGCGCCGGCTCAAGGCCGGTCGTCAGGCGCTCGACCCGCCGGCCGGGCACGAGGTGCCGACCGACCTGGCGGTGGCCCTGCGGGAGCGGCTGATCGCGGCCACCACGCCCGACCAGATCCGCGCCGCCTTCGCCGACTTCCTGACATACGCGGCGTAGGCCGCCCACCCGGAGTACGCCATGGCCCTCGGAGGTTCCCTCTTTGCATTCGGCGCGGTCACCGGCCCGGCCGGCGGCGCGGCCATCGTCACCATCCCGAACGTCCCGGCCGGCGTGTACCACGTCGAGGTGTCGGCCTACCTGAGCGGCACTGTCGCCGCGGCGGACACCGACAACCTGCGCCTGCAGGTCCCGTCGACCGCGGGCGGCCAGCAGAACAGCTCGCAGCTCCCGCTCGTCGAGGTGGCGAACACGCCGACGCCGCTGGAGGAGATCGGGCGCGTCCAGATCGGCGCCAACGGCTCGGTCAGCGTCAACGCCATCGGCGCGGGTACTGGTACCGCCGTGTACCACGTGCTCCTCGTACTGGATCCGGTCCTGCCGTAGATGGCGCTCATCACGGTCAACGCCAACCTGCAGCTCATCGCGCCGGGCGCGCCGTTCAACGCGGTCTGGGTGCGGCTGGTGAGCGACCTCGACGGCACGACGTACACGGCCGGCGCCGCGTCCGACTCACAGGGCAACTTCAGCGTCGCCGGAGTACCACTGGGGCCTCAGTACCAGGTCCAGACCGGGCCCGCGTCGACGGGCCCGTTCACCGGCCAGAACCAGGGGTTCCAGCCCGGCCAGAACCCGGTCGGGACGTTCCTGGTGAACCTGACGCCGGCAGCGCTCGCGGCGTCGGTCGGGTACCAGGAGCAGACGTTCACCGTTACCGGGCTACAGGTAGGCGACGTCGTGGTCGTGAACCCGCCCGCCTCGCCGGCCACCAACGCCGACATGGTCCGCGCCCGCGTCTCGGCCGCGAACACGCTGGCCCTGACGTTCTTCAACGCCACGGCCGCCGCCAACACCCCGATCGCGGGCAGCTACCGCATCGCCATCGTCCGCACCTGAGCACCGGAGCGAAGCCATGACCGACCTCCAGCGGGCCGTCGTCTACGTGCCCATCACCAAGATCGAGAAGGCCGACGGCGGGCGCTCGCGGATCGTGACCGGCGTGGCGGCCTCGGATCGGCTGGACTACGACGGCCAGCGGGCCTCGTACGACTGGCTGAAGGCGCAGCTCGCGGACTGGTTCAAGGTCGGCAACATGCGCCAGGACCACACCCCGGGTGGCGTGGGCAAGGCGCTCACGCTGGAGTTCGACGACGAGGCGCGCACAGCCACGGTCGTGAGCAAGGCCGTCGACTCGGACACCATCCTGAAGCTCGACGAGAAGATCCTGACGGGCTACTCGTGGGGCGCCAAGAGCGTGCCGGGGAACCCGATCCGGGTCCGCAAGGGCACGGACGGCGTCGAGTGGATCGAGAGCGGGAAGATCGTCGAGGTCAGCTACGTGGACAGCCCGGCCAACCCGGACTGCTTCGTCTCGCTGGTCAAGTCGGCGGGGAAGCGCGGGCTCCAGGTCACCAAGCAGCTCGGCGACCTCGAGTACGGCGGCGTCACGATCGTCCAGGCCGGCGACGCCAGCCCCGCCGCCGTCCTGAAGGGCATGCTGGCCGACATCGCCAAGCGCGACATCTCGGCCGCCGAGCGCGATCGGCTGGGCGCCCAGGGCCACGCCATCGACACCGGCCAGGACCACCCGTCGTACGCGATCGCGAACCGCAAGGACCTGCAGAACGCGATCAAGTCCTACGGTCGCGCCAACCCCGAGGACCGGGCGAAGCTGCGCCGGCACATCATCTCCGAGGCCCGCCGGCTGGGCGCGACCGACCTCATCCCCGATGACTGGAAGTCGGTCACGGCCTTTCTCGCGAAGCAGAGCATGGTCAACTGCACCTGCTGCGACGACTGCGGGCCCGACTGCCAAGGCGACTGCTGCGCGGACTGCACGATGTCCAAGGCCGCGGGCCCGGCGGCGATCCTGGCCGGCGTCCGCGCGCTCGAGCAGGGCGAGACGGACACCGAGCACCGCGCCTTCCTGGGCAAGCTGGCCGCCGCCGTCGATGCCTGGACTCGCGAGCCGAGCGTCTCGATCGAGGTGCGCTCGTTCCGCACCCTCGCCGCGCTGAACAGGGCCAGCGCCGAGCCCGACCTGGTGAAGCGCCGGATGTTCTATACCCAGCAGAACCGCGCCGATGTCGAGCAGGCCATGCAGAACCTGCACCAGACCCTCGGGTTGTTCATGGAGGGCGCGGCCGCCTTCGACGCCGACAAGGACCAGCGCGACAACACGCTGACCGGCGAGGACGCGCCGGCCTCCGGCGATCAGCCGGGCGGCCCCGGCACCGCGCCCGAGGACGGTGTGCCCGACGACGGCAACATGGCCTGGGACCCGTCGCTGACGCAGGACGGCGACCCGGCCATCCGGCAGCCGGACGGGCAGCGCGACGGCCGCGCGCAGGGTGAGGCCGGTACGCACACCTGGCCGCCGGCGGGCGATGCTCCCGGCCAGGGACCGGGCGACCAGGGCAAGGGCGAGACGCCCGGCGGCAAGGGCAAGCCCGGCCGCGCCACCGAAACGCAGGAGGCCCCGACCGGCACGCCCGCCCGCGGCCAGGACGCGCCCAGCAAGGGTGCGAACGCCGAGCGGAAGCTGGCGAAGGCCAAGGCCGAGCTCGCCGAGCTCCGCAAGGGCGTGCAGCCCCAGCCGGTCGCGATCACGAACACGGTGGGGCAGCCGGCCGCGAAGAAGGGCAAGGCCAAGGTGGACAAGGCTCTGAGCGCGGAGGTCAAGGGCCTCGGCGACGAGATCCGCAAGGCGCTCCAGGACCGCGCGAACATCATCGCGCAGCAGGGCGGCGCCGACATCAGCAACGAGGTCATCGGCAAGGTCGAGAAGCGGTTCGCGAAGCGGCTACGTAAGCTGCTTGCCCAGCAGCCAGCGCCCGACCAGTCCCCGCTCGCGGCGCAGATCGACGCGCTGACCAAGGCGGTCACGGCCGCCGCGGCGCGACCCGCCGAGAACGGCGACCGGAACATCGACTCATCCCTGCTGCTGGCCGACCTGACCAGGGCAGCCTACGAGCAGACGCGGAAGGACCTGACCGAGGCCACCGACAGGCTGGCGAAGCGGGTGAAGCGCGGCGAGCGGCGGCTGCGGAAGGCGTCGGCGGCGGACAGTCAGCGGCTCGGCGAACTGAGCAAGAGCGTGAGCGCTCTCGGCCGCCTGCCGCATCCGGGCGGGCCGCAGCTGGTGCGCCCGACGGACAAGACGATCACCGTCAACGACACCATGGAGCGCAGCCTCAGCGCCGAGCTCCTGACCGAGGTGCAGCTGTACAACGAGCTCGCCAAGTCCACCGATCTCCAGGTGGCGGCGGGCGCGCGGCAGCAGCTCAAGAACCTCGCGGAGAAGCACGGCCTGACGGGCTGACGCCCGAAGGAACCCGCTCCCCCATGTACACCGACCTGGGCAAGGCGGCCGCCGATCTCCTGAGCGGCGTCCCCGCGATGCCCCATCGCTACATCTCCGGCCGCTACGACACGCCGCTGGCGCCGACCGAGCTGGCCGAGCTCTCCAAGGAGCTGCTGACCGAGCTCCGGCAGTCCCGCTCGAGCTTCGCGAAGAACGTCGCGCCGGAAGTCGGCGGGATCGCCATGTGGGCCGCCGCGCAGGCGGGCCTGGCCCAGCAGGGCGCCGACCTCCAGAAGATGCTCGCCGACCTCATGAAGACCGAGGTCACGAGCACCTACCCGATCTCGGGCTCGAACACCGTGTACGGCTTCGCGGTGTACGACCTGCAGGCGCCGTCGAAGAAGATCTTCCCGGTCTATTCGCCGATCCGGAACCGCTTCCCGCGGGTCGAGGGCCGCGGCGGCGCGGTGAACTGGAAGCAGATCACCGCCATCTCCGGCTCCGGCGGCTCGCTGCCCCCGGTCAATCACTTCCTCGCCGAGCTGCCCAGCAACTCGGTCGGCGGCCTGACGCTGAACCTCCCGCCGGAGATACAGTTCGCGGCCTCGGACGTGCAGACCAAGTACGTCCCGATCGGCCTGTCGGGCTCCAACTCGATGATCGGCCAGTTCGCCGGTCGCGGGTTCGAGGACATCCGGCAGCTCGTGAGCCTGTCCGTGCTCCAGTCGCTGATGCTCTCGGAGGAGCGCGGCCTGGGCTCCGGGCGAACCACGGGCCTCGGCGCGCCATCCGTCTCGGGCACCACGTCCCAGGCGCCCACGACCGGGCAGACCGGTCTCTCGGGCGTCACGACCAACGTGTTCGTCAAGGTGTCCGCCATCACGATGATGGGCGAGACGACCCTCTCGGCGGCCTCGACCCAGGCGACCTCGAACGGCAACGTCGTGACCGTCAACGTGACCGCGTTGACGGGCGCCGAGGCGTACAACGCCTACGTCTCGACCGGCGCGGCCGACCCCGGCGACGCCTCGCGGTGGCTCATGGTCACCTCGGGCGCGCCGACGTTCTTCCTGATGGGGCCGGTCCCCACCTCGGGCACGGCGGCCAACACCGTCACCGCCGACACCACGGCGAGCGCGAACGCCTACCTGGGCTACTTCCGCCAGATGGAGACTGGCTCCGGCCAGATCAACGTGATTAACCGGGCCATCGCGCTCAACGACATCGACGCCCTGCTCTTCCCGCTCTACAACACCGTCAAGGCGGACCCCGAGGAGCTGTGGGCGGCGGCCGGTGTGCGGCAGGACTACAGCCAGCTGGTGCTCAGCCAGTCGGGCTCGGCGGCCAACGGCTACCGGGTGGCCTGGACCCAGGACCAGCAGAGCGGCATCACCGCCGGCGTGGTGGTCACCGCGGTCCTCAACAAGATCACGGGCCGCGAGATCCCGCTCCGGGTCCACCCGTGGTTCAAGCCCGGGAACATGGTGGCGTTCAGCTACACGCTGCCGTTCCCGAACAGCGAGGTCCCGAACGTGTGGGAGGTCAAGCTCCCGCAGGACTACCTCGCGATCGACTGGCCGGTGATCGACATGAACTACCGGACGTCCGTGCTGGCGTTCGGTGCGCTCGTGGGCTACGCGCCTTCGTTCAACGGGTGGCTCAAGGGCGTCTACTCGTCGAACCCGGTCATCGGGACCACGGCGGGCGGCGGCCTCCAGTAACCAGCGACTGGCCCATGTCGGCGGCGGGCTGGCTTCGGCCAGCCCGCCCCGCCGGGGCCGATAGGAGGGGCGATGGCCCACCGCACCAACCGCGTCGAGCTGCCGCCCGGCTGCGCGGGCCTCGATGTCGGCGGCCGGACCCTGCGGCCCCGCGAGCTGGGCGGCGCCGTCGAGGTCCCAGACCACCTGGCCGACCCGCGCATGGTCCGCGCGCTCGGCGCGGCGCCGCCCAGCGCGGGCTTCTCGCACACGGCCATCCCGGGAGCCGTGTGCGGGTCCTGCGGGTTCCACCGCTTCGCCTGGGCCGACCGGCCCGACATCTGCCCGCGCTGCGGCGCCGGCTCACCCCTGGAGATCGCCTCATGAGCAAGCTGCTGCTGCACCCGCCCGAGGGCACGACCTCGTTCACGTTCAACGCCGGCTGCGGCCAGGCGCACGAGTTCGACGGGGCGCCGATCGACTGCGAGAAGTGCGTCGAGCACGTCGCCACCCTGCCGCCGGACGAGCGCGTCGCGATGCACCTGCGCGGGCCGTCGCCGGTCCAGGGCGCGACGCCCGAGGAGCGCGCGGCCTACGCCCAGGCGTATCTCCGCGACCGGGAGCGGTTCTCCTGGCGGCTGGTGGCGGCGAGCGATCCCGCTCCGGACCCGCAGGCCGAGGAGAATGCCCGGCTGAAGGCTCGCGTCAAGGAGCTGGAGAACGCCGGCACGCCCGACCTGGCGACCGAGAACGAGAAGCTGAAGGCCCGGATTGCCGAGCTGGAGGCGGCCGCGAAGGGCTCGGCGCCGGCCACTCGGAAGGGCTCGGCCAAGGGCTGACCGGTGGCGACCCGTCTCATCACGCCCGAGGAGCTGTTGGAGGCGCCGACCGGCTTCGACTGGAACGACGTCGCCGACAACGTGAACGCCGGCTCGCCACTGGAGGCGATCGAGCAGCTCCGCGTGATCGACCGGGCCAGCGACGAGGCGTGCAGGTACATCTTCAACTCGGTCGACGCCAGGATCGACGCCACCTCGGACACCGAGACGAGGCGCATCGGAGGCATCAACACGAACGCCTGGGTCGAGAACACCGGCTACCTCGTGTTCAGGACCAGCTTCTTCCCGATCCTCGCCGTGACCGCGCTCCAGTGGGCGCCGTGGCCGGCGGGCGTGCGCTTCGGCGACCTCCAGTTCAACGCGCTGGACGCGACCAAGGTACTCGTGTTCGGCGAGGGGACGCGGAAGCGCCGCATCATCGACACCACGATGGACTACACGTTCCTCCGCTTCGGGGGAGCGGTCCAGGCGACCTACACGAACGGCTGGCCGAACGCGACCCTGACGAACAGCGTCACCGCCGGCCCGAACGTCAGCCTCCCGGTCGACACCTCGGTCGGCTTCGCCCCGGCAGGCTCGGGGCAGCCGCAGAACATCGGCGCCACGGCGGCCATCTTCGACGGCGCGAACACGGAGACGGTCACGATCACGACGGTCCCGGACGGGACCCACGTCCAGGTCGCGACGCTGCAGTTCAACCACGCGGCCAACGTGGGCATCTCGGCGGTCCCGCCCAACATCAAGCTCGGCGTCGCGTGGGCCGCGACGCACTTCGCGCGCTTCCGCGGCTCGGATGCGGTGACGTTCATCGGCTCGGGCGGCGGTCAGAAGCGGAGCACGGCCCAGCCGATGGACGCCATGCAGGAAGCCCACGACCTCTGGGACGAGTTCAAGATCCGCTCCTGACATGGCGCCCCCGCCGCCGAAGAAGAAGCGGGCCGAGAAGCCGCACGGCCACCATCACACCCACCCGGCGACCAAGCCCGGCGAGAAGCCCGTGCGCCACTCCCACCCGCACACGCACCCGCACCACGCGGAACCCCACCCCAAGCCGCCGGGCCCGCAGCACCACCACGCCAAGGCGAAGCGCCCACAGCATCCGAAGAGGTAGCCATGCCGGTCACGATCGAGGTGCTGGGGATCAACGAGGTCCTGGACCACCTGACGGTCATGCAGTGGTCGCTGTCGCAGTCCTCGCGCAAGATCGTCCAGGAGGTCGCCAAGATCGCCAAGGGGGCGGTGCAGGACGAGGCGCCGGTGGGCAAGACGGGCGACCTGCGACGCGGCATCAAGTACCGGACGTTCGGGGCGACCGGCGGCCACGAGGCGTACGCGCGGTTCTACGTGGACGACCCGGCCTCCAACTACGTGCTCTTCGTGCTCGAGGGCACCGCCCCGCACGACATCTACCCGAGCGCGAAGAAGGCTCTCTTCTGGCCCGGCGCCGCCCACCCGGTGGCGTTCGTCCACCATCCCGGCACGAAGCCCAACGACTTCGTGGGCCGCGCCATGGACGAGATCGAGGGAGCCGCCGACCGGGTGCTCAACGGGGTGGGCGACGACATCGTGAACGGCGTCAGGATCGAGGCCGGCGCGTGAGCCTGCTGTCGGTCAAGACGTACCTGGCCGCCCAGGGCGCCACGATCTCGCTCAGCGGGACCATCTGGCAGAGCGTCCAGTCGTTCAGGCAGCGCCCGAAGCGCGGCAAGGCCGGCGGCAATGTGTTCGTCATCGTCGGGCGCGTGCGGCGCACTGAGGACCGCGCGACCATGCCCCGCGGCCTGGCCGAGAAGGAGAACCAGTACCAGGCCGAGGTGCTGCTGTACGCCGAGCACACCGACGCCCAGGCCGGCGGCGACCACTTCGACGCGCTGGTCGAGCTGGCCTGCCAGGCGTACCGCAGCGCGACCGGCAACCCGACGCTGGTCGACGCCATCATCGGCCAGACCAGCTACCTCGGCGACTTCGGCGAGCGCATCGATGTGGAGCTGCTGCCAACCATCTTCGTCAGCGACGAGGCCGAGACGCGCGTCGGATTCCAGGCCGTCCTGACCCTCCCGATCCGCGAGATCCTGTCGCCCGCCTGACGCGGGCCCGCACCTCTCCCCACCTCGGAGGTCCGCCCATGCGCTACCGCTCGCGCATCCCCAATCCGGCACTGATCGCGCCGATCGGGATCACCGTCAAGCCCGGCCAGGAGTTCGACTCGCCCGCGGGCCTGTTCCACCCCGAGCTGGAGCCGCTCGACGACGAGGCGAAGGCGCATGTGGCCGCGATCGAGGCAGCGAATGCCGAACACGCCGCGCGGTACGCGCAGGAGACCAGCGGGCAGGGCCTGGTCGACCCGGCCACGGAAGCGGCCGAGATGGCGGGCTACCGCGCCGCGCTGGGCCTGGAGCCGCTGCCGCCGACCCCGGCGCCGACCGAGGAGGAGGCGCGGATCCGCGGTCTGAAGCCGCTCCAGGACACGGCCGCCGCGTTGCCGCCGGCCACGAAGCAGACCAAGGCGAAGGAGTAGCCGCCGATGCCGACCCCCGACCCGCGCTGGCTATCGTTCATCGGCCTCGGGCCGGAGACGACGTGGAACACGCCCGTAACGGCGACCACCTTCTTCCCGATGCTGCCGCAGTCCATCCACAAGCCGCGCTACGAGAAGATCGAGGACGATGGCTTCCGCGGCAACGCCTCGCGGGTCCAGGCCTGGTACCAGGGCGTCGGCTGGTCGGAGATCGACTGGGGCGACCTCAACTTCTACCCTGACGACTCCGGGCACTTTCTGATGGGCATGCTCGGCGTGGACACGCTGACCGGCGGCGGCCCGTTCACGCACGCCATCACCTTGCTGAACACGGCGTTCCCGAAGTCGTACACCGGCGTGCGCTTCACGAACCTGGTGGCGACCGCCGAGCAGGTGAGCGGCGTGTACTGGAGCGAGCTGACGTTCAAGTTCGTGGCCGGGACGCCGGGCAAGCTGACGGTCAACCCGAAGGGCATGGGCACCATCCAGGGCACGGTCAGCAAGCCCACCAACACGTACTCGGCGGCGCAGATCTACCTCGGCTGGCAGGGCGCCCTGACCCTGGCCGGCTCGGCGAACGCGAAGATCCTGACCGGGACGATCAAGCTGGCCCGCCCGGTCGAGCTGCTGTTCGGGGCCGCCAACAGCCAGAACGCGAACGGCTCCAACGTCGACCAGCTCGACGTGTCGGGGACGCTGGAGTTCTACCCGACCGACATGACGGAGATGAACTACTACCTCAACAACACGCAGCCGTCGGCGTCGCTGCTGTTCACCTCCGGCACCAACACCTTCACCCTCCAGATGACCAAGACGGCCTGGTCGGACCCGACGGTGCTCGACCCGGGCACGCCGTACTACCGGCTCAAGTCCAGCTTCACCGGCGTGGCGAATAGCACCGACGCCGGCACCGGCAACTCGCCGCTGAAGGCGATCCTCGTCAACGGGAGGGCAGCCAGCTACTGATGAGCCAGAACGGCCACGTCGACCCCAACACCCTCCAGGTCCCCGGCCGCAGCGCCACCGTCACCTTCCGGCCCTTCGCCACCTGGCAGGACGACCGGCTGATCGCCCGCTGGGCTCGCGAGCGCCAGGCCGAGGACGACGCGGACCGTGCGCACGCCTTCCGGGCCTTCCGGACGCTGCTGATGGTCGAGGGCTGGACCCTGCAGGACCGCTCGGGCGAGGTGCTGCCGCTGACCACCGAGACCCTGGAGCACCTCCCGCGTCAGGTCGCCACCTGGATCGATGACGAGGCACAGCGCCGCTTCGCCGGGCGCACGGAGGAGGAGGAGGGCCCTTTCGATATGCCCTCTCCGCAGCCCTCGACGGCCACGACATAGACAACGCCGACGCGCTGGAGATCCTGGACATCGACTGGCTCGCGCGCACCTACGGCGCGGCGATCCTCGATCAGCCGCGCCATATCCTGCACGGCCTGCGCCTGCTCCAGCAGTACCGGACCGCGACCCCGAGGTAGCCGATGCCCGAGAAAGAGCTGGACATCATCGTCAAGGCAGAGGCCGAGAACCTCGAGCAGGTCCAGAACGCGACGCAGGTAGTGAAAGACGTCGGCGCCCAGGTCGACGAGGTCAAGACGAAGACGGCAGCCGCCAACGTCACGCTCAACGAGCACGCCAAGGCGACGCATGCGGCCGCCGCAGAGGAGCACCTCATCACCGCCGAGTCGCGCGAGTCGGCGAAGGCGATGGGCGAGCTGGGGGCCAAGGGCGGCGAGCTGTTCGAGCGCTTCACCGCACTCACCACGGCGGCTGGCGGCCTGGGCGGCACCCTGACGGGTGGTCTACTCCTCGGCCTCGGCGCCGTGGTCGAGGGCGTGGACAAGGTCAACGAGACCTACCAGGAGCAGCAGCACGCCGCCGCGAACCTGAAGCAGGCGGTCGACGCGACGGTGCCGACGTACGGGGACCAGGCGGCGGCCCTCGAAGACGTCAACAAGCGCTTCGAGGAGTTCGTGGGCCAGAACGCCCGGTTCATCGACAACGAGAACGACGCCAAGGATGCCCTCGCCGCCTTCATCCGGGCGGGCTTCGACACCCCCGAGGCGATGGATGCCATGGGCGTGTCCTTGGACCTCGCCGGGGCCAAGCAGGAAGACTTCAAGACGGCCGCAGGCCAGATGCTCCAGATGATGGAGGGGCAGGGCCGCGTCGCCAAGCAGCTCGGCATCGACATCAAGGCACTCTCGTCCGACGACGAGAGCGCGACCGCCGCGCACAAGGACTACGAGACGGCGACCAAGGCCGTAGCTACGGCACAGGACCAGCTCGCCGCCGCCCAGAAGCGCGAGGAGACCGCCGCCGAGAACCTGAAGAAGACACAGGACACGCTGGCAGCCTCGCACAAGGTGACCGCGGCCCAGGCCGACACCCTGCACCAGGCCGAGCAGCGCGTGGCCGACGCCCAGCAGCAGGTGAGCGACGCCAGCGGCAAGCTCACCAAGGCGCAGCAGGATGTCGCCACTGCGCAGGACAGGGTCAACGGCTCGGTCCAGCTCGGCAACCAGGTGCTCGACGAGTCCAGGACGAAGCTGGACGGCGCGCGCAACTCGATGGACCAGCAGGCGCAGGCCCAGCACGAGCTCAGCCACCAGTGGGACACCTTCGCGTCCGGCACCGGCCCGGCCGTCAACTACGCGTGGCTCGTGATCCTGTCGACCTTGGAGGGCATCCTGGAGCTGCTCAACGACATCCCCTCGGCGGCGCAGGCGGCATGGAGCGCGCTGTCGGCGGGCCCGGGCCAGTCCCAGGTGGTCCGCGGCCGTACGGCGCAGATGGCCGGCGGCGTTGCGGGCGAATCCGGTGTGCCCGTCCCGGCCGGCGGCGGGGGCGGCGGCACGGTCAACAGCATGGCGCCCTCCGTCACGAACATCTTCAACATCCAGGCAGCCGACCCGGCGTCGACCGCGCAGGCGGTGCTGGCGGGCCTGATGACCGGCCCGTGACGCAGCTCAACGATCTCGACTTCGGGCCCTCGCACTCCTGGCTCCGGACCCGCGTCGGTCAGGTGCTCGGCCAGGCCCAGGTGGAGGGCCTGGAGGCAGTCCCGTGGGCGCGAGGCCGGACCCTCGAAGAGCAGCCCGTCGACCTGTACGTGGCTCCGTGGCAAGGCCTCGGCGGCAACCCGGCCATGACCCGGGCCTCCCTGCTCCTGCTGCTGAGGCAGCTCGAGGAGCTGGCCGGGAACGCCGACATGCAGCCGCTGTACATCGGCTGGTCGAGCACCGCTTTCCCGAGCGCCCCGCTGAACGTCGCCGAGGCGCACGACGGCTGGTACATCGTGACCCTAGCCCAGCCGCCATATCGGCGGTACGTGGTCACCGGCGGCGTGGTGACGGTGCCGGTCTCGGTCGCGCAGGTCGCGCCCGCTTCGCCCGCGGCGATGGCGCTCGGCTATCGCGGGACGGCACTCGCCTCGACGTTCTCAGGCGACTCGATCTACTCGAATGGGCCGACCCCGCTGCTCGGCCTCCCGATCGGCGCGACCCTGCCCAGCCAGGGCCCGGGCAGCTCGTGGACTCGCGCCGGCGCCGAGGGCTCCGTCCCGGTGGTCGCCCTCCAGCCGGCCGCAGCCGGCGCGCTGCCGACGATCCAGCCCGTCCGGTTCGTCCGCCCGGGCACCGTGGCGGCACTGTTCACCGGCGGGGTCCGCGTCTTCGACACCATGGCCGTCGGCGGCAACGCGGTGCCCACCAACGGGACGGCGTTCAACTCGTCCTGGGTCCAGGTCTACGGGCGCAAGCACGACTTCCAGGGCGATTGCATCGTCACCAACGGCCTGCTGCTCCTGCTCTTCTCGGTCGGCCAGACGGGCGCGCCCCGGCTGTACGTGTGGAACACGAGCCTGTCGCCGCCGGCCTGGGCGCAGGTGTTCGACCTCAACTATTTCGACAACGCCGTCTCGGGCGGCACGCTGCGCGAGGTCACGCTGGAGCGCGTCGGGCTGCTCTGGTCGCAGTGGCGGGTCCTGCTCTCGACGGCGAACGCCAACTACGCGCAGCTGCGCTTCAGGCTGGCGGCTGGCTCGTACGCGGCGACGGTCGAGTTCACGCCGCTGACCCAGAGCGTCACTTCGAACCTGGCGTTGCTCCTGAACCTGGCGAACTCCGCGAAGATCATCTTCGACGACTCCGGCGTCCAGGACCTCTCGACAACCTCCGGCGGCGTGGTCACGACGAGCTCCACCCTGGGCTACGGCGCCGCGTTCGGCACCCAGGCCAACGGGCCGATCTATGGCTTCGTCTACCAGAACGGCCCGTCAACCGGGCAGCCGGTCGGGAACGGCGTGGCAAACATCGGCCTCGGGGACCCCAGCGGACCGGCGCTGAACGCCTACCGCACCTACGGGATCTTCGCGGTCCCGTACGGCAGCAACGGCGCCAGCAGCGAGAAGCTGCAGGGCGAGGGCGAGGGCGGCACGCTGGGCACGGGCTGGTCGTCGGTAGCCGACGCCGCCGCCAGCGGCGGCAACACCGCCAAGGCCGCCAGCGGCACGGCGGCGGGCAACGCCGACCTGTTCGGGACCGCGTTCGTGCCCGCGCCGGGCGTCTATGACGCCTGGTTCCGCGTCCGGGTCACGAGCGCGGCGGGCTCGGCCGCGGAGATGACGTTGGGCCTGTGGGACGCGACCGCCGGCGCCTTCGTGGCGGCGGGCTCGGGGACGTTCGCGGCCAATCAGGCGGCCACCGGCTACGGGTGGCTGCGCGTGACGAACGCGGCCGGCGTGTTGCCGACGGCCGGCCACCAGGTGCGCTGGCGAGCGGTGACCGCGCTCGCCCTGGGCACCGATTGGTTCATCGACGAGGCCGTCGTCCTGCCCCACGCGAACGGCATCGGCAGCGCGGCCATTCATCCCGACTTTCCGGGTGACCTCTGGGCGCAGTGGGCCTTCGAGGTTCGGGCCCGGCCCGTGGTCGGCTGATGCCCGGCAACCCGCTGCTGAGTGAGTTCGCCCATCGCGTGGTCGACCCCAACAGCGGCGCCGAGGTGGTCGGCAACCTCCCCCACCTCGGCCAGACGCTCTGGAAGGTGCGCGGTCTCCAGCCGGGCCTGATCGGCAGCGCCACGCTGGGCGAGTTCGAGATTCCCCTGCACGCGCCGGCCGCCCAGGAGGCCTGGGCCGCCGAGGCGCTGTACGACAAGCTGGCCGAGGGCCAGCGGATCGAGACGTACATCGGCAGCACTGGAGGCGTCGCGCCCTACCGATCGGGCGTCATCACGAAGATCGACAAGCCGCTCGACCAGCCCTGGGTGATCCGCGGGTTCGACTCGCTGTGGTGGCTCCAGCAGTCGCAGGTGTTCCTGGGCGAGCAGCTCGGGCCCGGCGGCCACGGCAGCGACCTCGTGAACCTGTTCGGCGCCACGCGCGAGGTCGTGTTCGACAACTGGTGCAACACGCTGACCTTCCTGGCCCCGGTCACCAGCGTCACCTCCGATCCTCAGTTCGGCCTGCCCGGCGTCTCCTGCGCCGGCTCGGGGATCGCCATGGGGTCGACCAGCTGGAACGCCGGCCAGCAGTACAACCTGCCGACTCACCCCTCCAGCTCCTATGCCTCGGCGATCACGCTCTGGGGCGTCCTCAACGCCGACACCAACGTCACCCACGCAGGATCCTGCGGCATCTTCTGGCTGAGCGACGCGGGCGGCAACAACGCCTACTTCGCCGAGGTCGAGATGGTGTACCAGGGCTCGGCGGCCGCGGGCTGGAACGTCACGGTGTCACTGTGGACGGTCGCGGGCGGTGTCTTCTCCCAGCTCGGGAGCACGGCCACCCCGTTCGCCAACATCCTGTCGCCCACGCTGCCATTCCAGCTCAGCGTGACGCTCAGCAACAACGGGGCGACCGGCTACAACTTCCACGTCTTCCTGAACGGCAAGGACACCGGCCTCAGCTTCGCGACCGCGACCCTGGCCCACACCTCGGGCGTGATCGGGATCCGCTTCAGCGAGCCGGGCACCAACACGCAGTACGCGACCCGCCTGCGCTTCGAGGCCCGCACCGGCCAGTACGGGACGCCGGGCACGTTCGGGACCAACCGCTTCCAGGTCACCAGCGTGACTACCGGGACCGCCGTGGTCCCGATCATCACCGGCCAGAGCCAGACCCATCTCGACCTGCTGGAGCTCGCCATGAGCCTCGACGGCTTCGAGGTGCTGGTCACGCCCGGCCGCGGCCCCAGGGCGGACTCGCTCACGTACGGCAACCTGGGCACCGACCTGAGCGCCGTGGTGCGCCTGGTGGAGGGCGAGAACGTCGTCGCGCAGGGCACAGCGCTGAGGGCGCTAGCCGACCAGTTCGCCACGGTAACGCGGTACTCCGCGGTCCCCGGCGACGCCAGCGGAGGCACGATCGAGTGGCCCAGTGGCACCCTCGCGAACGTCGGCGACCTCGTTCTTACCGACACCGTGGCCGACGTCGGCGCGCCCGGGTCCGCCCTCCAGTTCGCCAACGCCATGGCGGTCGCCGCTCGCAAGAGCAACCCGCTGACCGCCCTCCAGATCGCGTTCTACCGCTCGGCCGACGTGGAGCCCGGCGTGACGTTCAAGCTCTACGACTCCATCCAGGCGCACCTCCCGTCGCTGCGCCTGAATCACGCGAAGCAGCAGGTGATCGGGTGGGACGTGAAGGAGGGTGACGCCGTGGCGACCGTGTACCTGAACCAGTTCTCGGAGCAGGCGCTCCCGCGGCAGGCGCTCGGCCGCGTGACCCGAGTCATCGAGTGGCTCGCCCAGCACCAATCCTGACCGCTGCGAGGAGGAATTCATGTCGTCGCCGTTGCTCGTGCCCTTCGCCACCGTCTTTCAGCCGGCTTCTCGACCGCCCAGGCAGGACTCCTTCGCGCTGGTGCCCGACGGCTCCGGCAACCTGCATGTCCCGCACTGGAACGGACCGGGCTCAGGCGCGCTCGCGACCGACTGGAAGTCCCTCGGGGGGGACGGCTCGCAGGTGCTGCCCATCTGGCTGCCGGACGGCACCAAGCTGTTCCTCTACCTGGTCGGGGACGACGCCCGCATCTGGACGAACATCTACGACCCCGCCACGAACATCTGGGGGGGCTGGACGCCGCCGAATCCGGCCGGGGCCTTCGGGGACATCACCGTCGCTACGTCGTGAGCGGGCCCGTCCCGCGGTCCGCGCACCCCGGCGTCCAGCACTTCCACTGGGCGCGGATCGCCGACCGGCTCGCCAGCCTGCGCGCAGTTGCGGGCGCGAGCTGGTTCCCCGACATCAGCGAGTTCAACGGGCCGGTTGACTGGGCCGCGCTCGGCGCCGCCTACCAGGCCGGGACGATCGCCGCGGTCGCCATCCGCTCGAGCTTCGGCACCGTGCGCGCGGACGCACAGCTCGGGGCCAATCAGCAGGGCGCGCGGGCGCGCGGCATCCCGGCGGTCTACTACCACTTCGCCTACCCGGCGTACAACCAGGCGTCCGCCGAGGCGGCGTTCATGAACTACGTGGTCGGGCCGCTCATGCCCAACGAGGCGATGTGCGGGGACTTCGAGGACGACCCGAGCGCGAACCCGTTCCCGCGCGGGGCGGCCGGCCTCGACTGGTGCCGGGCTTTCCTGACGGCGCTCGAGGCGCCGCCGCCGGCGACGTGGGGGTACAGCTACCCGTACCTGGTCTCGTCGGTCGGGCTGCAGCCCATCGTCGATGGCTGGCCGTTCTGGATGGCTGACTACGGGGCTACGCCGGACAGCGCGTTCGCGCCCGCCATCGCCCGCCAGTTCACCGACTGCGGCACCACGCCGGGCGTCGGCGGGTGCTGCGACCAGAGCCGGGTGTTGCGCGGCCCGCTCAGCCAGTGGCTTACGCCGGGCGCGGTCACCCCGCCACGCTCCACAGGAGGACAGGACATGGCCGCAGCACCACGGCCTGACGGCAGCGGCACGGACCTCTTCACCGTCCACCTAGACGGCACCCTGCAGCACTACTTCTGGGCCGCGGGCCAGCCGGACGTCCAGGCGCTCGAAAACCTCGGCGGCACGCTGGTCCCGCACACGGCCTCCTGCTGGTGGCAGGATGCCGGGCAGGCCCTCGTCGTGGCCGCGCAGACGACCAGCGGCGCGTACGGGAAGCTGATCTACACGTCTGCGGGCGGCTGGGGCAGCTGGGCGCCCCTGAGCATGACCGGGGCCCTGCCGGCCGCGCCAGCTGCGACGCCGGACGACGACAGCCAGTACGTCACCCACGACCAGCTCCGCAAGGCGCTGTCCGACGCAGCCGCCGAGGCGTGAGGGGGCTGAGCGGGGGTGATCGGGCTCGACGTTCGCGGCCTGGTGGCGTTCCTGCAGTCGCTGGGGCCGTTCGGGATGCTCGCCTTCCTGCTGGTCGGCTTCTACCTGCGCTGGTGGGTGTTCGGCTGGCAGTACGACGAGCTGAAGGGGGACCGCGACGAATGGAAGCTGCTCGCCCAGACTGGCACCGTCACCGCCGAACGCGCCGCCGGAGCAGCACGGGAGGCAGCATCGACCAGGAAGGCCACCCGGTGAGGCGGTTCCTGGCATTGCTGCGGCGTCTCCGGCCGGCGTCTCCGGACGTCACGCCGGCCCACGAGAAGGCCGATGTTCGCCGCCGACTGGCCGACGCCCGGCGCACCACGGAGGACGTCGAGCGTCGCGTCCGCGCACTGCGCGACGAGCGCCACGCCATCGACGGGGGCGAGGGGTGACGGCCGTCCTGGTCAGTGCGGCTGCGGTGCGGGTGGTGGACTGGCTGTTCACCCTGCTCGCGCTGGTGGGCGTGGGCGTCTGCCTGGTCACGTCGATCGACGCGTGGCTCGACCTGCGGGCGCGGGCCCGCGCGGGCGTGAACGGAGCGCTCCGGACAACCGGGCGCATCTCGCGGCGTGGGGCACTGGCGTCGATGGCGCTGCACCTGGGCTTTCTGGTGCTCGGCGTGGCCGCGGTGATGGGACCTCTGCCGCCCGCCGACCGGTACGAGCGTGCCGAACTCACCGGTGCCGTCTACGTGCTGGTGCAGGCGTGTGTCGTCCTGGCACAGATCCGCAACCAGGTCGACCGCTCGGCGCTGCGCCGGGCATAGCCGCCGGCCCTGAGCCGGCGAGGTCTGGAGGTACCCAACCATGGGCAACTACCACATCAGCATCGAGGGCCAGGGTGCCCACCACAACCCGGGCCACGAGGGCGACGCCGACCGGCTCGCGGCCAAGCTCGTCGCCGAGCTACGCCAGCATGGCCACACCGTGACGCGCGCGACGTTCACCCACGGCGGCGCCGAGCGCCTGGGCGAGGAGCACGAGTACGACGTGCGTCACCATCCGGAGGCGGTGCGCGAGACGGCGCCGGAGGAGGTCTGACGGTGTTCCTCGCCGTGCACGTGGCTCTCGCCATCGTCTGGTTGGCGGCCGCCATCCCGTCGCCATCGTCCGTGCAGATCGGCCTGGCCTTCGCCGGCCTCGCGACCGTCTTCGCGCCGCCGCTGCTGGCGAACGTGAAGCTGTCCGGCTACGCGATGCAGCTCATCAGCTACGGCGCCGCGCTCGTCATCGCGCTCGTGGCCCTCTACCTGGCCGGCGACCTCAGCATCTCCGGGACCGGTGCCGTCACGCTGGCCGGCGGCTGGCTGTCGGTGTGGGGCGTGATGCAGGCGGTCTACGGCGCGCTCAAGGCGCGGTGGCCGCAGCTCGTCGGGCTACCGGCATCGCCGGCCTTCCCGCCCGCACCGCCGACCCCCGCGAAGACATCCACGACCTGACGATCCTCTCCCTGCCCATGGAGCGCCCCGGCCATCGCGGCCGGGGCGCTTTTCGCGTTACAGCGGCGTGAGCGTGATCGTCCAGGTGAGTGTGGACGCCTCCACCTGCATCTGGTAGTTCCCCGAGTCCTGCACGCTCAGCACCGTCTCGCCAGAGGTCGGGTTCGGCGGTATCTCGTTGACCACGCCCACCGTGTTCTGGCCCAACAGCTTCACGATGAAGTTGTCGCTGCCCTGCGCCGTCCATGCCAGCTTGTAGCGGCCGGCGGCCAGCGTCACCGGTACCACCTTCGAGCCGGTTCCGCTCAGCGCCTGCGGGGTGGGCGCCGCCGTCGGCGCCGCAGAGGTGGCGGTCGTAGCCGATGTCGCCGGGGTCGATGCCGGCTGCGCGCTGGCCCGCCCCAGCACCACCCCGACCAGCAGCAGGACGATCGCGCCGACGGCGGTCAGCAATGCCCTGCCCACGCCCGGCCCGGCGGCTCGTAACGGTTGCTCGTTCACCATGTCCCTCCAGTTGTCCCCCGCTGGCGCTCCGGTCACACCTTGCCGTCGCGCTCCCCTCTCGCCCGCCGCAGCAGCTCGTCCACCGTGAGCCCGAGCGCACCGGCGATGGCCGCCTGGTCGCTCAGCGTCGGGTCGGCCACGCCCTGCTCAATGCGGCTCAGCGTCGAGCGCGCGATGCCGGCTCGCCGAGCCAGGTCCCACTGCGCCATCCCTTGACGGGCCCGCTCGCCGCGGACCTCGGCACCGAACGCGCGGCGGATCTCGGCCACGACGCGAATCGTAGACCGCTTGACCTCCAGTGGATACTTGTGGTAGCGCATCCGCTACCGACGGTCTAAGATATCAGACCGTGAGCCGCACCCAAGCCGCTACCTGCATCACGGTCGTGGTCGGCCTGAGCGCCGCCCTCATTAACTACTGGTCGCTGCAGGAGGTCGCCGTCGCGAGCCGGATCGACTGGCGCCTCGCCTACCTGTACCCGCTCACCATCGACGGCCTGGGCCTGGCGGGGCTCGTCGCCGTCGATACCCTGAAGGGCTGGCGCTGCTTCTACGCCTGGTGCGTGGTCGTCGTCGCCTTCGTGCTCAGCCTGGCGGGCGGTGCGGCTCACTCCATGGTCGACCACGGCGCACTCGAGCTGCCGGCCTGGGGCCGGGCGTGCGCCTCGGCCGTCGCGGGCCTCAGCGCCTTCGGGACGATCCACCTGCTGGTGCTGATCCACGGCCACGAGCGTCGGACGCGCGCCGCCCGCCCGACTCGCCCCGAGCCGCAGCCTGAGCCACCGCGAGCGCGCCTGACGCTGGTCGGCGACGTGGGGCGTGTGAGCCAGATCCGCGCGGCGCTGGCTCGCGGCGAACGGCTCAGCGGCGGCAAGGTGGCGGCGAAGTACGGCGTCTCGCGGGCGACCGGTGGCCGCCTGCTGCGCGAGGCGCGCGAGGCGGCGGGGTGATCGGCCTCCTCGTCGTCGCGGGGCTCTCGCTGCCGGTCCTGATCGGCGCTGCCGCGGCGTGGTGGTCGGGCCGAGTCCTGTCGCTGAGGGGCCTGTGATGGCAGAGCAGCGCGGCGCGGGCGTCCAGGTCCCGGCCGGCGCGTCCTTCGTGGGCGGAATCGTCGCGCTCGGCGGCCTGCTCTGGCTAGCCTACCAGGCAGCTCCGGACCCGGCCTCGCCGATCATCCTCGCGATCGATCGCCTGGTCGGGTGGGTCGAGCTACTGCTGCGGGTCCTGTCTCCCCGGGGCCTGTTCGCGGCCGGGATCGCCTACTTCGTCATGAAGCACAAGCACGGCCACCGGCTCCTCGGCGGGGCGCTCGCTGCGCTGGCGATCGGCTACCTCGGCCTGACGGCCTGGGGCTGGCTGGGCATCCTCTTCTCTCGCCTGTCGCTCCAGATCGCGGGGGCGCGCTGATGGGCTGGGTCACCGTCACCAGGGCCTCGGACCTCGCGCGCGAGGGCGCGCGCCCCCGCGCGTTGGAACCCGAAAACCCGCCCGTCTCGACCGGGGGGGAGGCCACCAGGGAGGAGGCCCTGGACCGGCTCGCGCGCTGGACCTGGCGGCACCGCCGGGAGCTGGCCCCGGCCGCCCTGCTGGTCGCGCTCGCCTCGATGCTGGAGACGTTCCATGAGGGCCGCGCTGACCTGGCCTGGCTGGCGCTGCTGCTGGTTCCGGCCGCGGGCCTCGTCGTGCTCCTCGCGCTGCGCGGCGAGGGGGACAGGGCGTTCGTGGTCCGCTGCATCGCGCCGGCGGCGCTGTGGTCGGTCTGCTGCTGGTGGGTCGGATTCAATGATCCAGTCGTGGCTGGCTCTGGCCTGCTGGGCGCCGCGCTGCTCATGGCCGCCTGGTGGCGACGCACCGCGCCGCGCGCCCGGGTCGAGGTCGCGGGCGCGTCCTGGATGCCGTTCACCGAGGGCTGGCGCTACGCACGCGAGGCGCGGCGCGAGCTCGGCCACGTTGATGCGATCTGGGCCTGGATCGCCAAGAAGTCGGGCGTCGAGGGCGCGCGGCTGGCCAGGCTGGTCGCGGACATCGACGAGGGCTACGCGCTGCATCTGGAACTGCCGCGCGGCCAGCTTGGCAAGGACATCAAGGCCGACCGGCTGGCCTCGGCGCTGCGCGAGTTCCGGGTCGGCGCGATCCTGACTCCAGACCCGCACCGGCCCTGGGAGGTCGTGCTGGTGGAGGCGCCCGAGCCAGAGGAACCGGTCATCCGAATCATGGAAGACGCCGGGTGAACGGCGCCAGCCTCGTGCTCGGGCTCGTGCTCATCGCGATCTGCCTGGTGGCCCTGGCGACCGGTGGGGTTCACAAGAGCCCGTGCCCGCCGGGGACGTTCCGGGCGATGGATGGGTTCTGCACCCACATCTACCCGCCGGCCACGCCGCACTTCCACTGACACCAAACTACATCCTGGATTGAGATTCGCGTACCGGGAGAGACGCGAAACTACACCCGGCGAGGGGTGAGGGCGGGTCGCCGGACCGGTCCTGGTCAACGGCCCGCCCCCGACGAAGGCAGCGCGACTCGGGGAAGGAAAGCCCGGAGCCGCTGGTGCCAGCCAAGCACAGATGCCGCGGTCCCCGCAAGGGCCACGACCCCCAAACATCTCCTGCCCTCAGCGAAATACCGTGCACGGGCCATGGCCCACAAGTCGCAGGAATGGATGACTCCCAGCGAAGTCGCACGAATGCTCGGCGTGGACCCGGAGACGATCAGGCGGTACATCCGCCTCGGCCAGCTCGCGGCCAACCGGCTGCCGTCCGGCCACTACCGGATCAGGCGCGTGGACGCCGAGAAGCTACTGCCGCCGCAGGAGCGCGGGCCGGAGTAGGCAGGCCGGGTGCCGTCACCCCTTCCCCTGCAGGACCCGCAGCATCTTCTCGTGCCGGTCCCGCGCCGCCTGGTTGAAGTACACGCGGTCCATCATCGCAAGGCTCGTCCAGCCCATGATGCGGCGCAGGGTCAGCGGGTCCATGCCGCGGTTCAGCATCTCCGTGGCGAACGAGTGGCGCAGGAGGTGCGGGTAGACACCGCGGCCGTCCTTCTCGATGCCCGCGCGGGCTCCGGCGTAGCGCACGACCGACTCGACGCCCTTCTTCGTCAGCGGCCGCCGGCACCCGTCGCGCGCCGCCCGGAGCGTCACGAACAGTGGGTCATCCTCGCCGAGCCCGATGCCGCGCCCGCCCTCGACGTAGGCGCGGATCCGGCGGTACATCTTGGCCTCGATCACGACCGTGCGCTGGCCCGTCTTCCCGCCGACGCGGATGAAGCACTGGCCGTCCTGGCGAATCACGTCGCGCGGGCGCAGGCCGAGCAGCTCCCCTGAGCGGATGCCCGTGTCGGCGAGCAGGCGGATCATCAGCGCGTCGCGCGGCCAGGCGGCGCCAGCCTCCAGCTGGTCGATCTCCGCGCGGCTCAGCACCTCCATCTCGCGCTGTCTGAGCGGTGGGGCTTGGGCGCGCAGGGCCGGGTCGCCGCCGGCGTGCTTCGCCGCCCAGCCCAGGAACAGGTTCAGCTCGCGGCAGTAGGTGTGCACGCTGACCTTGGAGAGCGGCCGGCCGCGCGAGGTCAGCATGGTCTGGAGGTGACGGCTGAACCGGTCGAGCACGGCCGACGTGATGTCCTCCAGCTCGGTCACATCGTGCACGACCGCCCAGGGAACGAACCGGCGGGTCAACGCCGTGCGGCGGATGTCGGCGGTGTGCAGGCTGCGCGTCGCCGCCACGTGCTCCAGGTACTCGTCGGCGAGGGTGGCGAGGTCAGGCACAGCGCGTCCCAAAGGGCGGGCTAGGGGACATCGCTGGAACTCCCGAGGATGGCGGCCGGCGCGTCCTCGAGCCACTGGTGGACCCGGTCGTGCCAGTCCTGATCGGTCGGCTTGCAGTCCAGGTGCACATGCTCGAGCAGGACCTGGGCACGTCCGATGAGAGCGGCCAGGCGCCGCACCTCCGCATAGGCGTTGCTATCGGACATCCTCCGGCCTCCGGTAGTAGAAATCGGCGGTGGGCCTCCACACCTCGATCTGCAGCCCTCCGCCGGCCACCATCTGCTCACGCCAGCGAGTGACGATGTCCTGG